AGAAGTGAATACAGATTTCTATGTTGAGGAGTTAAACAATCCAATAAAACAAATGTTAGTTAGCGAAAATATCTGGTTGGAAATTGACGGAGATATTATACCTGTTTTGATTAAGGAAACCTCGTTTAATGAAAAAACCCACGTAAANGATAAACTGATACAGTACTCGTTTAAATTCGATTATGCATTTGATTANATACAAAACGTTAGATAATGAAATTGTTGCAATTATACATACAAGGTCAAAGGGTTGATTTATTCAAAGATGAAAGCGTAACGCTAACCGACAGTATTCAAAATGTAAAGGATATTGAAAAAATATTTACTTCGTTCAGTCAGTCGTTTAGTGTACCTGCATCAAAAACAAATAATAAGATATTCAAGCATTACTACAATTATGACATAACAAATACGTTCGATGCGAGAGTAAAGGTAGAGGCAAGAATTGAAATAAACTACCAAACATTTAAGACAGGAAAAATAAAGTTGGAGGGTGTTGATTTAAAAAACAATAAGCCACATACATATCGCATTACATTTTTTGGCGATATTGTCGATTTAAAAGACAAACTCGGAGAACGAAAGTTGAACAGTCTAGACAATTTGAGTTCGTTAAATTTAAATTATGATTGGATAAAAGTTTATGATAAACTAACGGAAGACCCTACAACGACAGATATAATTGCACCTTTGATTACGCACACACAAAGATTGTATTACGATAGCGTTACGCACTTAAATGCTGATGACGGAAACTTGTATTACCACAGTCAATTCGATTATCACGGAGTACATTGGAATGAATTAAAATACGCTATACGAGTTAATAGGTTGATTGAGGCAATAGAAGACCAATACGATTTACAATTTAGCACCGACTTTTTTAAAAACGCTTCTGTTGAGGAAATGAATAAAATGTTTATGTGGCTACATAGAAAAAGTGGAAAGGTTGAGGATTTAAGTGGTGGTACGGAAAGTACGGAATTAGTTACAGGGTGGACAGATGTATATAGAGAAGTATACGAAATGACGGATAGTGCTTTGACAATATATGGCGACCCTCAATTTTTTACAACATTAAAGTTAGATATAGTACCAGCTTCACAATCAGATACGTACGGAGTTATAGTTCAACTTTTTGGCGACACAGTTTATGAAAATCTTAACGTACAAGGATCGTTGTTAAATATTGATTTATTACCCACCATAATAGCTGCAGGAATAGAATATCAGGTTTATATCGTATCGACAGGGGTTGTTGCGTTTAACAATATAAAATGGACAGTAGCATACTACGAATACGACCCTTATGGTGCATATAGTTATTATGATACTTTTTCAAACTCGACATTTGCAACAAGTGGCATATTTGTTTTTAACATAAATAGACAAATGCCCGATATTAAGATTATCGACTTTTTGTCTGGGTTGTTTAAACTGTTCAATCTTACGGCTTATGTTGAGAACGGAGTTATTGTTGTTAAAAAATTAGATGACTTCTATGCATCAAGCACAACAGAGTGGGATATAACAAAGCACGTTGATCAAAAAAAATCAAATGTAAATGCAGCACTACCATACAGAGAAATAATATTTAAATTTAAAGATACGAAGTATTTTTTAGCCGAAAAATTTAATCAGTTAAACAATAAAAATTGGGGAGAATTACTTTACAATCAAGGACGTACAGATTTAGCAGGTGGGTTGTATAAAGTTGAGGTACCTTTTGGACATATGTTATATGAAAAATTAAAGGATGCAGGTACAGGAGAACCAAAAAATATACAATATGGATATTGCGTAAACGAAAGTCAAAGTTCATATTTAGGTGCTCCGTTAATGTTTTATCCGATAAGGGTTAATACAGGAGGCATAAGTTTTATAAATTCATTTGATAATGACGGAGAGCCAGACGGAAAAACAAATGTTGTTAATGCAAATCTGCCGTTCAACTCTGTTTCGTTAAATTCATCTACAAACAATTTTAATCTAAATTTTTACCCTGAGTTTAGCGAGTGGACAACCGATAGCACCTTTACAGGCACTTTGTTCCAAAATTATTATCGTAATTACATTGTGAATACGTTTAGTTTAAAACAAAGAATAACAAAAGTAACGGCTTATTTGCCACAAAGTATTTTAATGAATTACAACCTTGCTGATATATTCATTTTAAACGGAAACAAGTATAGAATAAACAAAATTACAACAAACCTGCTAACAAACAAAAGTGACATTGAGTTATTGAATGAGATATGATAAAAAATATATTACAGGTTTTACCACATTGTAGTGGAGAAACAGAAAACATAAGAATTGCACAAGGTAAAAATAAATTACCTATTACATTAAAAGACGGATACAAACAACTTGTAAAAGAGATCAAATGGCTACGGAAAAAATAATTATAAAGATTGAAACAGGCTCGGCATCTAAACAGGTTGGCAAGTTAAATAATGAACTAGGGAAAACCAATAAGTCAGCCAAAAAAACAGGCAAGGGAATGTCTGGGATTTTCGGTGCAATAAAACAAGGAGTTTTTTCAGCTATACCTGCTCTAAATTCGTTAAAAATAGCGATGATAAGCACAGGAGTTGGTGCTTTGGTGGTTGGTGTAGGTGCATTGGTTGGAGTGTTCGCAAAAGCGGCTCAAAAGGGTGCAGAATTTGGCAAAGGAGTATCTACATTACGAGCAGTTACAGGAAAGACGGCAGAAGAGTTGGAGGCGGTTACTAATCAAGCAAAACAATTAGGAGCGACTACGGCATTTACGGCAAAGGAGGTTTTGGATTTACAGACTGAATTAGCCAAGTTAGGTTTTACGATTGATGACATTCAGAACTCAACCCCTGCAATATTAGATTTAGCGGCATCTTTGGAGGTTGATTTGGCAAGTGCGGCGGCTTTTGCAGGATCAACAGTTAAAGGTTTCGGATTGTCAACAGAAGAGACACAAAGGGTTGTTGATGTAATGGCTTTATCTACAAGTCGCTCGGCATTAGATTTCGAGAAGTTAAGGGAGTCAATGAAAATGGTTGCCCCCGTTGCGAGTGCGGCAGGCATATCAGTAGAAAAAACTACGGCTTTATTAGGAGCATTAGCAGACAGAGGGATTTCTGGATCAATGGCAGGGACAGGGTTATCAAAGACCTTTATTGAATTGTCAAAAAAGGGAATGACTCTGGAGGATGCAATGGACAAGGTAAACAATTCATCAAATGGATTGAATACGGCTATTGAGTTGGTGGGAATTAATGGAGCGAAGTCGTTACTTAACTTGGCATCAACAGGTAAAGATCAACTTAATGATTTAGAAAGTCAATTTTTAAACGCAGAGGGATCAGCACAGAAAATGGCTGAAATTCGTTTGGACAATCTGGAGGGCGATATGACTAAACTCGGCTCTGCTTGGGAGGGGTTTTTATTAGGTATTGAGGACGGAGAAGGACCAATTAACGATTTACAGAGAAACATAGTGCAGGGATTGACTTGGGCAATTTCAAATTTGGGAAAAGTTGTTGATGTAATTGCGTTTGTGTTCAACGAAAAGTGGACGGAGATGAAATTATTTGTTGGCGGTGCTACTGACTTTATGGTTGGTTATTTGACAATATTAGGAAACGGCATAAAATTATTTGCAAACGAGGCGATGTTAGCGTTAGCAGATGTGCCGATTATTGGGAAAGCTATTAACAAGGCAGAAGTTGAGGCAAATATCAATGAGGCAAAAGATGCGTTAGTCAAAGGATCGGAGAGAATACAAGCAGGAGTCGAGAAGTTTAAACAGGCGGCAGTTAATCGTTTAACGGCTATCATACGATTTAATGCACAACAAGAGGGTAAAGCAGAGAGAGTCCAACAAGCCAAAGAAAATAAGAAATTACAGGAACAAAAGAAACAACAAGAGGCAGAAAGTGAAGAGGACAGAAAAAAGAGATTAGAAGAGAGAAAAAAGGCGTTAGAAAAATTAGCCAAGATTGAACAGAAATTCGCAAAACAATCGGAGGATTTACAAGACAAAACAAATCTTGCAAAAGCACAAAGACAAAGGGAGAGAGCATTAGCAGAGATCAATGCACTTAAACTAACAGAAACAGAGAAGAGGGAGGCAATAAAGTCTGTTAATGATTATTACGATCAATTAGAGTCAGAGGCAAAAGCAAAAGATGATGAAAAAGATAAAGCAGACAGACTTAAAAAACAAGAGGAAAAAATCGCAGAATTATCCTTAACAAAAGAAAATGAAAATTTAAGTTTTGAAGAGCAGAGAGCTTTGTTGGAGGAGAGAAGAGCGTTATTATTAGAAGACGAAACCTTGTCGGCAGATCAAAAACAATTGTTGTTAAGTCAATATGCAGAGGCAGAGGAGAATATAGATAGGAANAAAATTGCGAGTAAACAGGCGGCATTACAGGCGGTTGCAAATATNGCAGGAGCAGAAACAAAAGTAGGTCAAGCGTTATTGATTGCAAAAAATGCGTTAGCGTTAAAAGAAACGTTAATGGATTTAAAGAAAATTACTTTTAAAAGTAAAAGGGCGGTAGCAGAGGCAGGAGTTAATGCGGCACAAAACGTTTCAGAGAGTTCAAAAATAGGTTTTCCACAAAACATAATTACTATTGCGGCGGCTATTGGACAAGGAGCATCAATTATTTCACAAGTTAAAAAAGCAGTTAGCAAAGCAGGAGCGTCTGGAGGATCAGCATCTGTACCAAGTGTTTCAAGTGCAGGAGGTGCAGGAGGAGGTCAAACACAAACCCAAGCACCTGCATTTAATATTGTCGGATCAAGCGAAACCAATCAATTGGCGAGTGCAATTGGAGGTCAAGCACAACAACCTATACAAACATATGTAGTATCGCAAGATGTTAGTACGGCACAAAGTTTAGAGAGGAACATTGTAGAGGGTGCATCTATTTAAACACAAAAAAATAAATTTAAAACGTTATACAAATATGAAGATAGTTGAGTTAATATTAGACGAGGAGCAGGACAATTTCGTTGAGGCAATTTCTGTTGTAGAAAATCCAGCGATTGAGCAGGATTTTGTTGCATTGAAAACAGAAACAAAGGAGTATAAATTTGCCGAAGTTGATAAAGATAAAAAAATATTAATCGGACCAATATTAATACCTAACAAACCTATTTACAGAAAAAATGGAGATGAAGAGTATTACATTTATTTTAGTAGGGAGACAGTCAAAAAAGCTTCACAATTATACTTAAAACAAGGTAACCAAAGTAACTCCACTTTGGAGCATAATAGCAAGATTGAGGGTTTAACGCTTGTTGAGAGTTGGCTTGTGGAGGATAAAGAGAATGACAAGTCAAATATGTTTGGAATGGATTTACCTTTGGGGACTTGGGTTGGTGCAGTTAAGGTTGAAAACGATGAGGTCTGGAATGATTATGTAAAAACAGGAAAGGTTAAAGGCTTTTCTATTGAGGGGTACTTTGCAGATAAAGCCGAATTAAGTCAAGTTAATGAGGAGGAATTATACGCAGACGAGGTTTTAAAGGAATTAAAGGACGTTTTAAGGGGTGTTGAGTTGGAAACGTATAATGACTATCCAGATGCGGCAGTAAACAGTGCAAAACGTGCAATAAAATGGAAAGAGGAGAACGGAAGTGATTGCGGAACACAAGTGGGGTGGACTCGTGCAGGGCAGTTGAGTCGAAAAGAAAAAATTTCGAGATCAACGATTGCAAGAATGGCGAGTTTTAAAAGACATCAACAGAATAAAGATGTACCCTATTCAGAGGGTTGCGGTGGTTTAATGTGGGATGCGTGGGGAGGATCTGCAGGAGTGAATTGGGCAATCAGTAAATTAAAAGAAATTGACAATAAATAAGATGCCGTTACCAAAACCAAATAGAGGAGAGAAAAAAAAGGATTTTATTAGTCGATGCATACAAGATCCAAACGTACAAAAAGAGTTTAAAAATACTGTTCAACAAATTGCAGTATGTTATAAGATATACAATGAAAAATAGGATATTTAAAACACCAAGCAAATCGAGTCCAAAAAANGGAAGACAGGCTTGTTTATGTCCAGACGGAACATATAGCAGAAAATGTTGTGACGGAAGTTTACAGGCNCAAGGGATCGGAACTATTGTGAGGATAACAAATAATTTATTACAGGAGAATGGTTTTGATTTGTTACAAGAAAATGATTACAAAATAAAATTATAATGGCAGACAAGAGGATAAGTGAATTAACAAGCATCACATCATTAGACGGAACAGAAAATGTTGTTTATGTTCAGACAGGAGAAACAAAAAAAGGGACTGTTAATGATATGGCTAATTACATTATTGGCAATAAAATTGAAGTCCAAAAAGAAACAACAACTAACCTTGACGATAGCGAGTATGAAAATATAAAATTAGTACAACTATCGTGGATTGGAGACATAGGCAATATGACATTAAATTTACCTACGGCATCGACACACGAAAATAGGGCAATTCGTTTCATTTCAGATAATACATTTGAAACTAATACACGAGTTCACCTTACACCACAAGGAGGAGATACGTTAGACGGATCAACAGACTATTTTGAAATTAACAAAGCATATGAGGGCATATATGTTTGGAGTAGTGGGGACGAGTGGTTTATTATACAGAAAAAAGCTTAAACGCAAATTTTTTTTTATTAATCGTTAATTAATTATAAACATCAATTTTATGAATGCAACAGAAACATTGAAGAGAGTAAAAGCCATACTTGGCTTAACAGTGTCTTTGGAGCAAATGAAACTTGACAATGGAACTGTGATCGAAGCGGAAAAATTCGAAGCAGGAGAGTCGGTTTTTATTGTTACAGAGGACGAAAAAGTTGCTCTACCTGTTGGCGAGTACGAATTGGAGGACGGAACGAAACTTGTAGTTGAAGAGGAGGGCGTTATCGCTCAATACGGAGACGGAGAAGTTGAGGAGGTCGAAGAGGAGGAAACCGAAGAGGTTGAAGCAGAAGACAAAAAAGAAATGGAATACGTTTCAAAAGAGGAGTTTATTACTGCTCTGGAGGAAATTGTTTCAATGATCGAAGACCTTAAAAGCGATAAAAAAGAAATGAGCGAAGAGGTTAGCGAGGAATTACAAAAAGATGTTCAAGAGGTTGAGGTTACAGATGAAGAGGTTGAGTTAAATGCTCAATTATCAGAACCTGCAACAGAGCCTTTAAAACACGCACCAAAAGAGGAGAGCAAATTTACTCCCAAATTTAAATTTAACAAAAATACACATAAGTCGGCTTATGACGTTATAGTCGAAAAAATTAACAATTTTAATAATAAATAAAAATGGCAACAACAACAAACATCACAACTACCTATGCAGGGCAGTTTGCAGGAGAGTATATCGGAGCAAGTTTATTGGCTGGTAACACTTTGGCTAACCAACTGATTACAGTTAAACCTAACGTAAAGTTAAAAGAGGTTATTAAGAAAGTGGATTACAGTTCAGCTATCGCCGATGCATCTTGCGGATTTGATGCACAAGGAGGAGTTACTCTAACAGAAAGAATTTTAGAGCCAACTGAATTACAAGTAAACCTTGAATTATGTAAAACTCCGTTTCAATCGGATTGGGAGGCAGAACAAATGGGCTTTTCGGCACACGACTCTTTACCACCAAGTTTTTCGGATTTCTTTATTGCTCGAGTATTGGGCGATATGGCATCAGTAACAGAAACTCAAATATGGTCTGGAGCAGGTACTTCTGGAACATTTAAAGGATTTACCACTCTATTTGCAGAGGCAGATTTCGCAACAGATGGAGGTCAAACTATCGCACCTACAACAGTTGATAGTACTAACGTACTTGCTGAATTGCGTAAAATTGTAGATGCTATACCTTCTGCTCTTTACGGAAAAGAGGGTGTACTTCTTTATGTTTCACAAAACATCGCTCGTGCTTATGTTCAAGCGTTAGGAGGTTTCGCTGCTAACATTGGTGGTGCAGGTATCGATAACAAAGGTGCTATGTGGTACAATGGAGGAGCAGGACTATCTATTGACGGAGTTCAAATGGTCGTTGCTAATGGTCTTGCTGATAACAGAGCAGTATTGGCTGAAAAATCAAACCTATATTTCGGCACAGGCTTGTTAAGCGATCACAACGAATTGAAGGTCATTGATATGGCTGACATTGACGGATCTAAAAATGTGAGATTTGTAGCACGTTACACCGCAGGAGTTCAGTACGGAATTGCATCGGATATCGTTTATTACGGAGCATAATTTTCAAGGGGTGGGGAAACCCACCCTTTTATTAATCTTTAAAAAAAAATAACAATGGCTTGTACACTAAACAAGGGACGATTAGAGCCCTGCAAGGATAGCGTTGGAGGATTGCAGGCAGTTTATTTCATTGATTACGGAACATTAGGAGCAATCAGTTATGCTACCGATAGTGATGAAATTACTGCATTGGCAGGAACACCTACGGCTTTCAAATATACATTAAAAGGAAACTCAAATTTAGAGCAAACAATTACATCAAGTCGTGAAAACGGAACTACTTTTTACGATCAGTTAATTACTTTGACTTTGAAAAAATTGAGTCCACAATCACACGATGAATTAGCGTTGATCGCAGTAGCAAGACCTCACGTAGTTGTTGAGGACAATAACGGAAATGCCTTTTTGGTAGGTCTGGAATGGGGAGCAGATGTGAATGGCGGTACTGTTGTAACAGGTGCAGCAATGGCTGATTTGAGCGGCTACACTTTGACATTACAAGGTATGGAGAAGAAACCTGCAAACTTCTTGCAAGGTGGGGTTTCTGGAGTTGGGATTACAGTATCTACATCAGAGATTTCAGATATTTAATATCAACTAACCAAATAATTTAATACCCCTGCAGAAATGTGGGGGTTTTTTTTTGTCTTTATGCAAAAAGTTCTGGTTTTGTCGTTATACAATTATGATAGTATTAAAACCAATAACAGACACACAAACATTCTATATTATTACGAGGGAAACTTCGGTTGATGTGGAAACGATTTTGACTGACGATATTACAGGAACTGAATATACAGGAGTCGGTGTTTATGAATTGTACGGAGATTATTTAAAGTGCAGTTTGGATTTTGTCGGTTTATTAGAAAATACATTTTATACGTTGAGGATCAAAGACACGAACACAGAAAAAATAATTTACAAGGATAAGGTTTTTGTTACAAATCAAATTATCGATCAAGTCAATGAAGACAGTTACACAATTAATAAAGATCAATACAAACCTCAACCAACAAGCAATAATGATTACATAATATTATGAGCAGGAGAAAACCAATACAAGGCAAGGTTAATGTTGTCAATTTAAGTAATTACACAAGTCCAAACATTCAAGTCCAGAAAAACGAGGATTGGGTAACGTATGGAGACAAGAACGAATATTTTAATTATTTATTAGACAGATATTCAGGCAGTCCAACAAACAATGCTATTGTGAATGGTATTAGCCAAATGATATACGGCAAGGGACTCGATGCGACGGACTCTAACAAGAAACCAAATGAATATGCGGAGGCAATATCGCTTATAAAAAAAGATTGTGTTAGGAAGTTAGCAAATGACCTTAAATTAATGGGACAATGTGCTATACAAGTTATTTATTCAAAGGATCGTAAAAAGATAGCACGAGTCGCTCATCTACCTGTTGAAACAATCGCAATTGAAAAATGTGACGAGAACGGAGATGTAAACGGATACTACTATTTTCACGATTGGGCGAAGTATAAAAAAGGAGACGAGGTTACAAGAATACCTGCATTTGGCACGAGTAATGAGTCGATCGAGTTAATATATGTTAAACCTTATGTTGCAGGACATTATTACTTTTCGCCTGTTGATTACCAAGGGGGTTTACAATATGCAGAGCTGGAGGAGGAGGTTTCAAATTACCACCTAAACAACATAATGAACGGCTTGGCACCAAGTATGTTAATTAACTTCAATAACGGAGTACCGAATGAAGAGGAGAGGGAATTAATCGAAAGACGTATTTTAGAAAAATACAGTGGCAGTTCCAATGCAGGAAAATTTATACTTTCCTTTAATGAGAACGCAGACACACAGAGTAGTATTGAGGCAGTCCAATTATCAGATGCTCACAACCAATATCAGTTTTTGAGTGACGAGTCAATGCGAAAAATTATGGTCGCTCACAGGGTAGTGTCGCCAATGTTGTTGGGAATTAAAGACAATACCGGTTTAGGGAACAATGCAGATGAATTAAAGACGGCTAGCACATTAATGGACAATACGGTCATCAGACCGTTTCAAGAGTTGCTAATCGAGGCTTTTGACGAAATTCTAGCATTTAATGGCATTAGCTTAAACCTATATTTTAAAACATTACAACCATTAGAGTTTACAGAGATTGATAGCGAACTTGTGGACGATGAAACACAGGAGGAGGAAACAGGAGTTAAAATGTCGGAACAAGTCGAATTAACAGACGATATTTCTACGGCTATTTTAAACAACCTAAAACACGATGAGATTGGAAATGAGTGGGAGCAAGTCGATGAGATCGAGTGTGACGGAGAAGAGTTTGACGATGAGGTTTGGGCGAATTATTTATTAAACCCAAAACAGAATTTAGCTCAAAAATTAGCAGGGTATGTTACCCCAAAACCAAGCGGTTTCAGTTATTTGGACAAATCATTTTATAAGATCCGTTACAAGTATTTCCAGAAAAAACAAAGTTCTGGAGACAGTCGAGATTTTTGCTCTACAATGATGAGCAGATTTGATAGTAAAGGATTTCCTGCAGTTTATCGTTTGGAGGATATAGATAAAGCAAGTCGAGAGGGTGTGAATAGTGAGTTTGGACATAAAAGCCAACCTTATGATTTATTTAAATATAAAGGAGGACCATATTGCCACCACGTTTGGAAAAAAGTTTTGTTTCGATTAGTAGACAAGACAGTCGAGAGTCCAGAGTTTGCAGATTACAAGAGAACGAGAACAATACCAAAAACTTACAATATCAATCCACGAGGGACAAAGGAGTCGATTGTTGCGCCTATTGATATGCCAAGAAATGGACACCACCCAAATTGGGGAGGCGGTAAAAAAGGAAAAAAGAAATAATTATGGCAACGGCATTATTTATTACACCCACAGATTTAAAAAGAAATTCGCTGATTGACGGCAACGTGGACATTGACAAATTTATTCAGTTTATAAAAATTGCTCAACAGATACATATACAGAATTATTTAGGTGGAGCGTTATATGATAGGATTTCAGATGACATTACCAATGGTACATTAGCAGGGGACTATTTGAGTTTAGTTAGTGATTACATAAAGGATATGTTAATACATTATGCAATGGTTGATTATCTACCTTTTGCGGCTTACCAAATAGCTAATGGAGGAGTATTTAAACACGTTTCAGAAAATAGCGAAAGCGTTTCAAAAAGTGAGATTGATACATTGATTGATAAACATCGAAACTTTGCTCAATTTTATACAAGGAGGTTTGTAGATTATATGTGTTTTAATAGTACTAAATTTCCAGAGTATAACAGAAACCAAAATGAGGATATGTACCCAGATACAGACGCTAATTTTACAGGTTGGGTTTTATGAAACGAAACAGTAAACCAAAAAAAAAGAATGTAGAATTATTACTACGTTTTTTAAAGAAAAATAAAACAGAAAAGAAATGGCAACACTCACAGGACAACAGATAAACCAAACGTATGATGCTCTGTTAAAGATTGAAGACAATGACGGAGTAGGCAACACACACCAAGTTATCACAGACGGACTTGGGGTTGCTACTTGTATGTCTATTTCTAAATTCACATTAGTTGCAGGGTTAGGAAACACGATAAGTTCTGCAAACGTTTTTATTACAGGACGTAACAATACAGGGGGTGGTACTAATTCTTTTGTTATAGGCGACAGGAATTCTGCGACAGGAATCCAAAGTTTCGTTTTGGGTTACGATAATGATAATAGTTCAACAGACACTTTTGTTTTTGGAAAGTCAAATACGACAAGCGTTTCAACCGATTGTGCGTTAATAGGTAACTTTAATTTCGTAAGTGGAACGAATAGCGTTGCTTTTGGGAGGAGTAATAACATAACTGACGGAGTGGACTGCGTTTCGGTTGGTACTTCAACATTTAGTTCCTATTCAGGAAAAAGCGTTGTTATTGGTAATGGTGCGAATAGTGAATTTAGTAACAATTCAGTAGCAATCGGAAACGGCGCAGAGGTACAATTTGCTAATTATTCAGTCGCAATAGGACATCAATCGTATGCGTCAGGAACAAGTTCAGCAGCTATCGGTGCAAATGCTTTTGCTGGTAGTACCAATACAGTTGTAGTGGGTAGTAATTCGGTGTCAAATGCTAATTGCGTTGTTGTAGGTCGCTCAAATTCTATTTTTGAAGATAACGGCTTTTCTTTTGGAAGTAATAACTATCACGAGTTCTCAACAAACAATTCGTTTTCATTTGGTAAGTCGAACGCATTAGGGGGTAATTTTTTTGGTGCAAATTCATCGATGGCAGTAGGGCATAGCAATAATGTTGATGCTGATAGAAATTATGTTTTTGGACTAGGACTAAAAACCGACAAAGAACGTATGTTAGCGTTAGGGTATTTTAATGACCCAACAACAAGCACGACAGGCGCAGACCAAAGTATATTTCAGTTCGGAATTGGAACGAGTGGATCGGCAAGAGCAAACATTTTAGAGTTCACAAAAGACGGACGTTTAATTATGGATACACTACAAGCGAGTACAAGTTATGCAAATGATAGTGCTGCTGGAACAGGTGGTGTTAGAGTAGGTCAATTATACAGAACAGGAAGTACAATTAAAATAAGAATATCGTGATTTGGAGAATATTAAATTTAGACTATAAACAGGAAAACGGATACGTTATTACGGCTTGGGTATCATTACAGGCGCAAGACGATGAAACAAAATCAGTAGTTAGACGTATGTACGCTATTGACTTTGAAGATGAAATAACAGAGGACTTTATCGAGTTAAAAAACTTAACGGAACAAAAAGTATTCGAGTGGGTGTTTCAAAAAATAGATAAAGAAAAGCAGGAAGAAGCGATACAAATTCAGTTGGAGCGTATGGTTTCAAAACCAAAAATCAATGCAGGTTTGCCCTGGGAAAACACAGAAAAATGAATTTAACTGATTTGAAAATATACGGATTGAATATAAGTGCGTTTGCAATTAGTTTTACGCAAGTGGAGAATACATTAAAAATTATGTTGCTTATTGTTTCGATAGGATACACAATACAAAAGTGGCACGAATTTAGAAAAAACAAATAATTATGGCATTACCAGCAGGTTGGGGTGATATTTATTGCAAATCAGATTGGGGGGACGAAAGTAACAAATTTACCGTTCCAGAATTTCCAGAGTTTTGCGAAATTATACAAGGTGCTTGTGGGACTCAATACACCTATACAGGAAACCAAGATTACCCAGAACGATATGTATTTAATTTAGGAGTTACAGGTACATCGACTTTAACATACGAAGCATATAACATACCAGACAAATGGGTTGTAGTACAAGACGGAGTTATAATTTTAGACACAGGATACAGAGGTCTTGCAAGTTACCAAACAGATTTGAACAATGCTTTGGCTGACAGAGGTTTACCACCAGAAACAATACAGGGTATCGGTCAAGGATCAGCGACATTTACAGTTAGTACATTAAGCCCTGTTTACGTTTATGTTTATGCACCAATTTCAAATACATCATTTCAAACAACAATTAGTTGTCCAATATAAAAAAAATTATGGTTAAAAAATTAAGAAATTTAGCAGATTGGTTGGAGGTTAAGAATTGCCAAGCAGGTCAAAAATGGAATAAATTTTTAGACAAAAGAAAAGTTAGAGTACATTATTGCAAGGAGTGTATATGCGAAAAATAAAAAAAATAATAGTTCACTGTACGGCTACAAAAAAGGATCACGATGTTACGGTTGAGGATTTACGAAAGTGGCACGTTGAGGAGAGAGGTTGGAGTGATATTGGCTACCATTTTTTTATCGATTTAAAAGGAGAGGTACACGAGTGTAGGCCAATCGAGAGAACAGGTGCTCACGTCAAGGGAGAAAACCACGATAGTATTGGAGTCGCTTATGCAGGAGGTTTGGGCGATGATGTAGCGTGGCACGACACAAGGAATGAGGCACAAAAAACGGCATTAGAGGACCTTTTATGTTATTTAAAAGTATTATACTCCCAAGCGAAAATTTATGGGCATAGGGATTTCAGCAGTAAGGCTTGCCCAAGTTTTGATGCGAGAGAAGAGTACGAATGGATAAGCAACCAATTTTAGTATGGATTTTGAATTAAATTTTATTGTTTTATTTCCAAAGTCGTTTTTATTTGGTGTTGGATATATGGAGCCAGAGCCGAATTTTGAATATGAAGAGATCAACATTTATTTAGGCATTATACAAATTCAATATAGGTGGCAATGAAAAAAAATATTTCAGCATTTATACAAAGAGTAAGAAAAAAACGCAAGGGTGTACATTCTAAAAATGCGAGTAAAGGTCAAACAGGATATAAACAAAAATACAGAGGACAAGGCAGATGAAAAAAATACTTGATTGGTTTAGTGGAGGAGTGATTAAACAAATTGGCGATGTCATTGATAATCTTTTTACAAGTGACGAGGAGAGAGCAAATGCTAAAATAAAAGTTCTGGAGGTTTTAAAGGAGCAACAATTAGAGTTGCAGAAATTACAGACAGAGATTATTGTAGCAGAGGCAAGCGGTAATTGGTTGCAGAGATCGTGGAGGCCAATACTGATGTTGTCTTTTGGTTTTATTGTTATTTATGTGAAGTTTGTTGCACCATTATTTGATCTTAAAATACCAGAATTGGAAAACGAGTTTTGGGATTTATTGCAGATTGGTATTGGTGGATACGTAGTTGGTAGGAGCGCAGAAAAAATAGCAGACAGAATTACCATTAAAAAATAAACTTGACTTTTTAAATTTTTTTTTGTATCTTTAACAACTATTTTAAATTTTTTCGATTTAAGAGAAAAAAACCAAGATATTGTATACAGGATAACTATATAAAATTATGAACTTGAAACTCACTATCAATCATTTAGGAAAAAAAGAAAACAAACACGAAGCTGAAAAAGATATGTACCACATTACTTTCAAAACTTACAATGCAGAGATTTCTGGTAAATTTGAACGAAGTGAAATAAGACACATTATTCAGCAGTTAGATAATGCAATTTAATGCCCAAAAAACCAAGCCGTAAAACATTAGTCAATAAAGCAGACAAGGTATTTTCAGAATACATAAGGAGGAGGTATGCAGACGATAATGGAGTAACGGAGTGTTTTACTTGTGGCAAAAAGGATCATTGGAAAAAATTACAATGCGGTCATTTTCAATCCAGAAAACATTACGCAACTCGTTGGAACGAGGACAATTGTCAAGTACAATGTGCAGGTTGCAATGTGTTTAGGTATGGAGAGCAATATACGTTTGGGAGGAATTTAGACGTTTATGTTCGTGAGGGTTTGGCAGAGGAGTTGAATATATTAAGCAATAAGATCGTAAAGTATGACAACCACGATTTAATGTCATTAATCGAATATTACCAAAATAAACTTGCAGACTTATAAATTTTTACTATATTTGATTGTCTTTTAAGTTATCTATTAACTACGGAAAGGAGGTTAACCAAATGGTTGCCTCTTTTTTTTTGATTTTTTTTTACAAATTACTTGTATTATTAAATTTTTTTAGTATCTTTAACGTATTAATAATTTAAAAGACAAATAAAATGACACTATTTCAATCAACAACAGGAAGACACCACACACTTTTAATGGTGGATCTTAAACAATCAAATTTAGAGGAAAAACTATGGGAGTGGGCACGTTGGAGTCACTCGGATATGTTTTGGGATATTGAGATGCAAGAGGGTGGATCAATCAAAATTGATGACGACACTATCGAGTTTAGCGGAGACAATGGAATATTCACATTGGAGGCAGTAGAAGTACAAACAATTTAAAAATAGATAATATGACACACACAGAAGATTTAATGAGATTAAAGGATGCAAGGATTGAAGCGATGAGCAGAGAGATCCAGAAACTAAATGATAAAATTGAGTTTTTATCTGCACAATTAGAAGTAGCAAAAGAAGTAACATTTAACAATTAATAAAATGAATAAAAACAAGTTAGTAGATTTATACAGAAAATATGAGTTAGAAAAGGAGGACTTTTTTAAACATCAGCATTACACAATCATTACAAGACAAGGTATTGATAAGATCCAGGCAATAGAACAGATGTCGATTGATTATGAAGTCATAAGATGCGAGCCACATTATGCAGTTTTTAAAGCGATTGCTAATAAAGACGGAAAAACAATACAAACCTTTGGATCAGCATTGAAAGGCGAAGGATATAAGGACGGCAATACCAATTCGTGGTATGTTGCGGAAATGGCTGAAAAAAGAGCAATGAGCAGAGCGGTGCTTAAATTGACAGGCTTTTATGAGTTGGGAGTTTTTGGAGAGGACGAAAGCGAAAGTTTTAAGAAACCAACAAAAGGTCAAACTTATGGAAGTAAACCAACTATTCAGAAAATTAATAAATAACATAGTATAACATATAAATAACATAGAAATGAGTAAAAATAGCGAATTAGTTAAAGGAATGTTTATCAATGACGGAAATGTCGATTGGGTTAAAATGGAGTTAGCATTTAAAGTTGATGAATTAGCAAAAATGTTAGTTGAGTACAAAGATGTTTTTGAAGCTAACAAAGGTTATGGAAAAATTCAAATTTGTGAAAGTAAAGCAGGGAAACTTTACGCATCACTTTCAACATTTAAACCGACACCTAAAAATGATGTAGCAGTTGAGGATCATTTGAAAGGTAGAGAAGAGGAGGCAGACCTGCCTTTTTGATTTAATTTAAGAAGAGGAGAGCTTAACGGCTCTCTTTTTTTTGATTTAAATTTGTATATTCAAAAAAATTTAATAATTTTATAAAAAATAACCAAAATATGTTAATAGATTTTAATAACGTAAAAGACAAACTAAATAAGATACGAACAGGAGAGATTAAGGAGGGAGAAAAAATTGGAGTTCCTGCAATAGATGATTACATCAGATTTAAAGAGGGTAACTTTAATGTAATTTTGGGACACGCAAATGTCGGCAAGACGACAGTTATTCTTTACCTTATGTTGGTATTTGCTAAACGGCTAAATAAAAGGTGGCTAATATTCAGTAGTGAGAATGAGCCACATAGTATATTAAGAAAATTGGTTGAGTTTCTGGAGCAGAAACCAATAACAAAAATAAGCGAAGAGATCTTTAATGAGCATTTGGATTTCATTAATGAATATTTTAAAATCATTGACAATGGGCAGTTGTATACATATAGGCAAATTATCGAGTTGGCAACGGCTTACAAAAAAGCGTGGAATTATCACGGATTGCTTATTGATCCCTACAATAGTTTAATTAAAGACAATGAACTAATGAAGAGTTTAGGAGGTCACGAATATGATTACCAAGCAACAACAGAAATGAGAGTTTTTAGCAAAACATATGGAGTTACAACTTGGTTAAATACTCACGCAAATACCCAAGCGTTGAGAATGAAACACCCTATTGGACACGAGTATGTCGGACACCCTATACCTCCAATGGCATCAGATGTTGAGGGCGGCGGTAAATTCGTAAACAGGGCGGACGATTTTATTGTGATACATCGCTACATACAACACCCTGCAGATTGGATGCAAAGCCATATTCACATTAGAAAAATTAAAGAGATCGAAACAGGAGGAAAACCAACATCGATTGATGAGCCAATAAGGTTTCGCAGTATGGTTGGGAATGTAGGTTTTGAGATCAACGGAGAGCCAATATTGGAGAAACCGATTAGAGAAGAGTTTAAAAAAGTTATAAATTTACAATGAAAAACAAAAAGTATACAGTAGATCAGAGGATCAAAAGAATTGAAAAAGCAATTGGGGAGTTGTATATTTTAGTGCATAAAATAATTAACAAGATTGAGCCAGACGAAGAGGAATAACGTAATTACATTATTAGCAAAGGACCATAATAAGTGGGTACGGATCGCCAAGTCATTTGGAGCGGATAGCTTGGCAGAGGATATGGTGCAGGATATGTACTTAAAAATTGATAGTTGGAACGGAAAGTATAACAAGACATTGATGTTTAATGAAACAGAGGTCAATTATTACTTTGTGTTTAAAGTTCTGCGAAATATGTTTCTGGATCAATCAAAGAAAAAAAAGAGAATTATTTATACAGACGAAATTTACAATGAGCCGTTTGTTTTGAATGGAGGTTTTGAATATGAAGAGAGATTACAAGAAATAAGGGAGGACATAAAAAAGTGGCATTTATATGAAATTAAAATTTACGAGTTGGTGTTTCTGGAGGGTTGGAATATGTCGCAACTTGCTGAAAAAACAGGAATAGATTATCACTCCATACGGAGAACAGTTTTGAAAATTAAAAAGATGTTAAACCAAAAATTAAAAAAATGAGAATAACAATTACACAGGAAGAAAAAAACAAGGTTTGGGAGTTTCTTAAAAACAATGACATAGGAAACAGAGGAGATTTTGACGGCAAAAAAGTACATCAATATATCGGACTTTTGGGAGAAATGAAAGTACACCAATTATTCAAGCAGGATTTTGAGTTCAAAGATGATTTTGACGGAGGGTACGATATGATGCTCGGAGACAAAAAAGTCGATATTAAAACAATGGGCAGAAACGTAAATATGAGACCAGATTATGTTCACAATTTTTCTGGATTGCAAAAACATTTCAAATGTGACATTTACATATTTGCTTCATTGAATAAAAAGACAAGCGATGTTACTGTCTGCGGTTGGGTTACAAAAGATGAATTATTTGAGAGAGCCGAGAAGTTTAAAAAGGGAACAAAGAGGCAGAGAGATAATGGAACATTTACAGTTTTTGGTTGCACTACCTATGAGATCAAAAATAAAGATTTAAACGATATAGCTTTATTACTATGATGTTGGGAGATATAGTTTATTATTTTACAAAATATACAGGCATTCGTTGGATCGTAAAAAAACTCACGAAAGTTTTTGGATATGAGGATTGCGGTTGCGATAGGAGGCGAGAAGAGTGGAACGAAATTAAAATTGACAGATTGGACAAATGGACAAATTAGACAAATTGGATTGGGAGAAGTTCAGAAGTAGCATAAAAAATGTATTAAGTAAAGAGGAGTTTACAATGATTTGTGAGTTACACGCAAAGTATTTTAAACATACCTTTTATAAACCTTGCACTTGTAGTCCTAAAACAATAAAGAGTTGGATTGCTCAACTAAATGATATTTATGAGCAAGATCCAGACAACTAATAAATTTGAAAAAGCATTCGTTATGATGTTGAATACATTTGACGATTGGCAGTTGCAGTGGGTTGGGGATCAGAATTTGTGCTACGATGCGATTGGATTGACACCAAAGGGAAACAAGTGCGTTGTAGAAATGAAGTTCCGAAAAAAGTATTACGAAACCAAAATGTTAGAGGTTAAGAAATACAATGCTTTAATGGAATTAGACTCCGATATTGTAAAGATATAT